TAGGCACGGCACCTTCAAGTCCTTTAGAAGGCCAGATATACTACGACACCGATGTAGATAAATTAAAGCTATATACTGCTGGTGGCTGGCTTACAATACCAGACGGTAATACAGCAGCAAATGATTTCTTAACGGGTTTATCTTTTAATGATGGCAATGGAATATTAACTGCTACAGTTTCAAATCAATCCGATGTAACTGTTGACTTAGACGGTAGGTACGCACTAGCGTCTTCTATACCATCTGTTGGCGATGGAACATTGACGGTATCAGGATCTGGTGTTCTTGGCGGATCTGGAACTTTTACAGCTAATCAAACGGGTAACTCTTCTATATCAATATCGCATGATAATGTAACTAGAACCGACACAACTTCTGCAGTTAGTGGTAATTCATTCCCAGTAATTGACACTATTACAACTGATGTGCACGGGCATATTACTGCTGTTAATGTAAAGACTCAAACTGTATCGGATGATGATACAACTTCTTTGCCTATAAAAAATTCAGGCGGCACAACTCAGTTTACTTCAACTGATGCCACTGGTTTAAGATTTGAGGGCGGAACAAATGTAACTGTTGGTTTTACATCATCTGATCAAACGGTAAAAATAAACAGTACAGATCAATACCAAGGTACAGTTACGGGTGTAGGTACGGCTACTTCAGGTACAATAGCGATAGCGGGTACATCTGCTGTTCCTACTGTATCAACTAAAACAGCGGCTGTCGTTAATGGCGGTGCAGCATTAGCAACTGGAGATCAAATATATGATTTTGTTACAGCTCAAATTGGTAACATTCCTTCGGGGTTAGCTTTTGAGGGAAGCTGGGATGCTAGTTCTGGTAGTGCTCCTTCATCATCGCCAGCTAGTGGACAATTTTGGATTGTATCTGTAGACGGTTCAACAAGCTTATCTGGTATCACGGATTGGAAAATTGGTGATTGGGCTATATATGTAAGTACAGGTGCAGGGACAGACGGATGGCAAAAAATAGATAACACATCTATATTATCAGGTAACGGAGTTGCTAATAGGGTAACGTTCTGGAGTGGAGCATCGTCTCTTACTAGTGATGCTGGTATGACATATAATGCATCATCTAATGCGTTGACTATTACTGGAGTAATGACTGCAGCTGGCGGAAATTCTACTAATTGGAATTCAGCTTATGCAGCAACAAACGCATTTACTACGGTTGGAGCGAACTTAACTACGTTAGCAAACCCTAACGCAATTAGATTTATAAAAATAAATGCTGATAACACGGTAACAGCAAGAACAGCTGCTCAATTTAGAGCTGATATAGGGGCTGGTACTAGTAGCACAATCGGTACTGTAACGAGTATCGCGACTAGCGCACCAATAACGGGAGGGACCATAACTGATACTGGCACAATAGGAATATCTAATGCGACTGCAAGCGCCGTTGGTGCTGCAAGAGTAGCTGCTGGTACAGGTATTTCCGTAGCGGTTTCGAATGGTGTATTTACTGTGACAAACAACGACAGAAACTCACAAAGCACCCTTGCTATTAATGTCCCTGCAAACGGGATTATTACACATGGTTTTGGCACAAAGGATGTTATAGTGCAATTGTTTGACGCAACTACAAACCAAACGGTATATGCAGATGTAAGCAGAGCTTCTAATACTATTACAGTTTCTTATTCTACAGCACCAACAAATACAATAAGAGCCTTAATACAAAAGATAGGATAATAAAAATAATAAAATCTAATATACGTATATGAAGTTCTTCAGTGGCATTGACGTGGACAATAGAACACTGTTCACAGACACAGCAAATGATAGGGTTGGTATTAACATTACTAACCCTTATGCTACCCTAGCTGTTGGCGGTAACGCCATCGGAGGAGGTGCGGCTACTTGTCACTCTGACGATGGTATAGCCTGGGGAGTAGATTCAACTGCTAAAACTGAGAAAGCTAATTTTGCTTTTGGTTTAGGGGTGGTAACCCCCTGGGGTAATGACTCTAACGATAAAGTAGCAAACGGAGCAGGCCAATTTACGTGTGGTCTTTTCAATGCCGATAAAATTAAAGCAATTCACAGGTTTTCAGTAGGCAATGGAGCAAATGATGATACCAGACATACCGCTTTTTGTGTTACAAGCAAAGACTATGTAGGTATTAATAAATCAAACCCCACTTACAATCTAGACGTATCTAAAGACGCTAGAGTAGATGGAACTGTTACTGCTAGTAATTTTGTTTTATCTTCAGATAAGAATTTAAAATACAATATAAAAGATCTAATCGCAGAGCCTATAAAAGTGAACTGGAAATCTTTCTTTTTTAATAATAACGAAGACGATTATAGAACAGGGGTTATAGCTCAAGAATTAGAAAAAGATCATCCTGAGTTTGTATCCGAAGATAAAGAAGGGATGAAGACTGTTAAATATATAGATCTATTAGTGGCAAAAATAGCAGAATTAGAGCTTCGCTTATCAAAACTTGAAAAGTAATGGGGGTGCCAAACACATCAACTTTTACAATGGAAGGTGTTAAGAAAGTATTAAATACACTTCAAAACTCGTTAGTAGATTTTTTCAAAGCAGCGGACACTTCTAGGTTTGATCCAGAGTATTCAGGAAACAAAGACAGCTTATTAAACTTTAGGAATTACGGCAACCTACCTATTTGGAACCCAATAGATGCTTGGGGGGTAGAGAGGGAATTTACTTATAAAAATTGCGACAGAAATTTAGATCAAGTAATATATTTTAGATCAACTGGAACTGAACCTAGTATAGGAGACGACGTATCTTCGTCAAATCAAAGCTTTGTTGCGGTGCTTCCTGGATTTTGGACAGTAAAAACCCAAGGGGTCAATGCAATACTTGAAATACAAATGACTAGTAAAGGACAAACCACTGTGGTTTCAAAGCAATATTGTATCATGTAGGCCATTACAGTTAATTACCCATAATATTAAGTAATAATATTCATATAACCAAATGTCAAATTAAAAACCAAAACCAATGACACTTTATTACCAGACTAATTCGTGGAGTAGTCAATCACAAGAAAAAGAAAATCGTTTAAAACTATGGACTCATTTAGTCAACAAGGCAAACTGGAGAATAGTGCAATTAGAAAACGGTTATTACCAAACAGAACACAAAGATATAAGCTGTAACTGTGACCCGGAAAAAGATGTTTGCTGTGAAAAATGGCACGATATAACTAGAAGGGAAACACTAGAGGCAGCAGAAACTTCTATAGATAAAACTATAGAACATTACAATAACAGAATACAATTCATAAAAGGACCAAAGGTTGTAAAGACCTTTTAAATTAAACTGCCATTTTTCAACACTTCAGCAGGGGAGCGTGCCCCAGGCGCTGTAAGCTTACATGGTTGGCAGTCTAAACTTTCAGAGAGCGTGACCGTAAGATCCCAAACTCGCCTACGAATAGCCAACTAGTTTACCCTGCGGGGTATACTAGCTCATCTCTTGGCGGATGAGATTCTATTGGGGCTTGTCAGTAAGACACAGGTTGCGCTCCGAGGGGTTTTTTAATAAAATCTAAATTAAATATAATGGAATACAATAATCCTAATGAGATTGTAAAAACTCTCACTTTTGGTAATACTGCCAAAAAAGAAATAATGCAAGGAGTCGAAAAATTAGCAAGCGCAGTAAAGAGCACCTTAGGTGCTTCTGGAAAATGCGTAATTTATGAAGACGCCCTTGGAAGACCGGTTATAACAAAAGACGGTGTAACCGTTGCAGACAGCGTAGTCTTATTACATCCGGTTGAAAACATAGGTGCCACTCTTATAAAAGAAGCGGCCAATAACACAGTTAAGGAGGCTGGCGACGGCACAACAACAGCAACCGTGTTAGCTGACTCACTATTAAAAATAGCTAACGAAAAATTAAATGAAGCAGAAGTTAGAGACATTAAAGCAGGCATTCTTAGTTGTGCTGATAAAATTAAAGTATATCTTGATAAGACCAGTACTCCAGTTAAAGGCGCTATGCTTAAAAATGTTGCTATTATTAGCTGCAACAACGACGAAAAGCTTGGAACCAAAATTGGAGAAGCTTACGAGAAAGTTGGCCCTAATGGCGTTGTACTAATGGAAGAGTCTGAGACGAATGAGACGTATGTTGATTTTGTCGAAGGTGTGCAGTTCGATTCTAAAATCAGATCTAATCACTTGACCACAGACAAAGATAAAGGTACCGCCACCCTGGAGAATCCTATGGTTCTTATTGTGTCTTCTCCTATACCTAATATTAGGAGAATACAAAATGTGCTTGAGCACGTAGTAAAGAACAAGCGTAGTTTGCTAATTGTAGCGGAGGTTGAACAGCAGCCATTTGCAACCTTAGTAGCCAATAAGGTGAAAGGGAACATTAAAGTAAACATCGTGGATCCCCCAGGCTTTGGACCAACACGTAATGAATCTATAGAGGACTTAGCGATATTAACAAACGCTACAGTCATAAACGAGGAGTTAGGGGACGATTTAGACTTGATAGATATATCAGTACTAGGAGAAGCCATAAAGTCCGTTACGGATGATAAAAACACTGTTATACAGGTTTCAGAAGGCAACAAAGAATTAGAGCAAAGAATAGAACTAGTAAAAGCAAAAATGAAGAATGAAACAAACCCATTCTTTGTTAAAAAGCTAGAACAACGTTTGTCTATGTTAACCGGGAGCGTTGGCATAATAAAAGTAGGAGCAGACTCTAAGGTAGAGTTAAAAGAAAAGAAAGATAGAGTTGAAGACGCTATATATGCGACAAAAGCTGCTTATAAAGAAGGTATTGTTGCTGGTGGAGGTGTTGCTTTGTTAAATGCTTCTAATAAGATAAAACCGTCTAATAAAGGAGAAGAGGCTTTACTTGAAGCAATTAGAGCTCCATATTATACAATATTAGATAACGCTGGTATTGTTGAAATAAAAAAACAAACAGTAAAAAATAGAGGAATAGACGTTAAGACCGGTAAGGAAGTTAACATGCTTAAAGCAGGTATTATAGATCCTGTATTGGTTACAAAGTCTGCTCTTAAAAACGCAGTTAGTGTTGTTACAACAATAATTTCAGCTGATTGTGTAATTAGTAATAAAAGATTAGCATAATGAAAGCAATTAATTATTACTTAATAGTAGACAAAATAAAAGAAGCCCCTAAAAAAGTAGCAGGCTTAGAGCTGACTGAAAAGCAAAACTCTGAAGTTCGATACTTAAGAGCAGAAGTTATAAGTGTAGGTGAGAATGTGCCTATGATAAAAACAGGCGATATAGTCAGATATGACAAACACGCTGGTCACGGTATAGAATGGAAAGATAAATTATATTATGTTTTAAAAGCTCCCGATGTAGTCATTATAGAATGAAATTCACAGGACAAGACATAAGAGATATGAATCTATTTAAGTATTACAGGCTTGTCAGAAGATGGGCTTGTAAAACTTACAGCTTAAAAGATGCTGATTTAGAGCTTCTTGTTTATCTTGATTGTAAAAAACTATTTACTAGAAATGATTTTATTAATGGTACTTATACTTATAGTTGGGATAAAAATCGCTGGGAGCGATTGAGAAGAGAAGGGTGGATAGATGTATTCAAAGAAAGGAATAGAACTACTTCAAAGTTTGCTGTTTACAAAGTTTCGCACAAAGGCATAAACCTTATTATGCGAATGTATCGAATAATGTTAGGCCAAGAAGATATGCCTACTTCACAGAGAAGCACCTTTTATAAAAATAAATCATATACAGATAAAGTTTATAATAAAGCTATTGATGATATGATACATGATAAAGAACGATAATGGGTTTTAAACTTAAGAATTTTTCAGACCTTATAGGTATAGACAAAGAAACTTCCAGTTACGGAACTCCTGTTTTTAAAAAAGATTTAGAGGGTACTGTAATTGCGGAAGCTAATAATGATGGTACAATATTTGTAGATCATTCAGCGGAAGGCCAGTCAAAAGAGGAGGCTATAGCTCACGAGAAAGTTCACATAGATCAATTAAAGAGTGGGCGGCTACAATACACGGATAGTTCTTTAACCTGGAAAAAAGATACCCGATCCCCTTCTAGAGTATATAAAAGAGAAAAAGGTAACTTAATAGATACTAAAACAGGTGAATCAAAACCAGAAGGCGATCCTACTTTAGAGTGGGAACACGAGGCTTATCACCCGGAACAAACAAAAAAATAAATATGTATAAAGCAACTCCAATAACTTATAGAGCAAAATCAGCTCCTACAAAAGCAAACGAAGCTTTAATAGACGGCGCAGCAACTTTAGGTGAGTCAAAAGCCTTTAAAGACCACGGGGAAGGAATGGAAGAAAAGTTTTCTAGCTCTGGCACGGTAAGTACTCCAGTTGACCATGGAAAAAGTCAGCAAAAAGAGAGGGAAGAAAAAAAGAAAAAAAGCCAATCATCCGGTGCTGTAGAAACTGATTCTACCAAAACACCTGAGGTTTAAAACAAATAAAACAAACAATATGCCATCACCAATAACTAGCAGAATAAAGAGACATCCCTCATTTGGACCTCTTAAGTCAGATAAAGACAAAGACCCTAAAGCAGAAACTTTTACTGAAGGGAAAACAGAAATAACAAAAGAAAACGTAGAAGGCAATAAAACCGACGGAAAAGTAGTTAAAGCTTCTTCTAATCGCTGTGGTACTCAGGCTGAAAAAGATGCGGGGAAAGTAACACAAACCTGCGAGGAAAGCGGTTTTTCAAGTTTATCCGATGAAGAGGTCAAAGCCTCTGAAATAAAGCAAGGGTTAAGAACTGAAGACACCGTTACTTGCCCAGAAGGTTCTACCAAAGATGCAGATGGTAATTGTGTAAAAGAAACAAAAACAACTACTCCAGGTTCAAGAGGCGATGTATTCACTGAAACAGAATCAAGGGTTTTACAACCTTGGGAAATACGTAGACTGAATAGATCTGGAAGGATAGCTGATAATAGAATAAGCTCTTCAAGTAGACGTTTAACAAACTTAGGAGGAAAACAAGACGCTGATGGTAATTGGTCTTTGGATGATAATGCGTCAGCAAAAGATAGAAGAAAATTTAATAAATTCAAATCTAAGTTCGAAAGAAACACTATGCAGAAAACCAACGTAGATCGTTCGGTAAAATCTGGTAGAGGAGCTGGTGAGTTAATACATTCTGGGCAAAGAAAAACAACTCAGTCTGAAATTAATAAAGATCCTGGAAGCGTAAAAGCACAAGAAAAATTAAATGCCGATAGAAGTGCCTACGATGAGTCCCAAAAAGCTCAACAGGATGCTGTCACTAATTCTATTAGCTCGTCAAGCAAACCTAAATCGGAATCAATTGATCCTAATCAAACAAATCCATTTACGGCCATGCTTACCAAGTTTGAAGAAGATAAGCAGAAAGGAGATTACACTTTTGGTAAATTCGATGTTGGAGCCGGTACTTCGCCGAAGTCATCTGGTTTATTTGCTAAAAAAGGTGCAATGAAAAAAGGATATTTTAAAGGTTATTAATTATGGCATATATACAGAGACCAACATCAAGTTGCCTTAAAAAAGCACTTGCTGGAAATCAAAGTAATTTGCCTCAATTTCTACAAGACGAGATCAAAGAAGCTTCGCCAGTTAAGAAAAAAGGAGGGGCACCTTCTCGTAAAAAGTCTAAAGGCTATTACAATGAAGTTAGATCTAAATCAAAAGAAGGGGCAGCTGCAGGAGGCGGCATGACGCAAGCAGGTGTTAATAAATACAAAAAAGATAACCCCGGCAGTAAACTTAAGACTGCTGTCACTAACTGTAAAGCTAAAGTAGGCACAAAGCCTTATAAAAGGCAAAAAGCATTTTGCTCTAGATCTAAAAGCTGGAATGGCGAAAGAGGCCGCGCAGCAAGAAGAAGATGGTGTTGCAGCCGATTTAGCTAAAATATAATATTATGGAATCAAAAGGATTAGGAGACTCAATAGAAAAATTTACAGAAGCAACAGGAATAAAAAAGCTTGCGGATAAGATACCCGGAGGATGCGGTTGCGAAAAAAGAAAACAAACATTAAATAAGTATTTCCCATATAAAAACAAACAAAATGGCTGAATCAAAAAAGAGCGGGTATAGTTGCCAACCAGTTACCGCTAAAATAAAAAGAACAACACAAGGCGGAATGAAAGCGGAACAACCTTTATTAGGTAGTTATGCACCAGTTCAAATGAACAGTCCAGCAAAAGGTCTTGGCGGATTGATTCTAAAAGGGGCTAAAGGAATCGTTAAAAGTGGGATGAAAGCCGCTTCTAAACAAGGTAAAGCAGGACAGAAGCTCTTAGGTGACGGATATACTCCATTCGTTGAGGTAAGCAGCAAGCTAGGTAATGGAGCAACTAGAACATTAAACGCAGCTAAGACCGGCGTTGGTAAGTCATTATTTAAAAGAGCGGTGAATCTTGGAAAAAGGACACTCAAGGCAAGTGCTGTTATAGGAACTGGTGCTTTGGTGGCTAGTATGTTTGGAGGTGATTCTACACCTGAAACAAAACCTCAGGTTACGCCAAACCCAACACCTAAGCCGAAAAAGAAACCTTATGTAAAACCAGGAGGCAAAGCCACAGGTAACATGAGAGACTACAAAATAGGTAGCAGTGAAAGATACAATGAATACGAAGCTAGAGGCTGGAAGCAAGATGCTACTACCAAGGGTGGTGAGCCAAGAAAGAAAGTAGAAGCAGTAAGTACTCTAAAACCAGAGGGTGTTAAGACTATTAAACCTAAAATAGAAACTCCTAAAATTTCTATTGAAACAAAAGCACCAACTAGTAACCCAAGCGCGAAAGATAAATTTGTTGCTAAAAAGAAAGCAAAAGCGGGGGTTAGAAAAACAGGGAAGGCTGCAGATAAACAAAAACAAGCAGACGAAGCGGCTGCGGCTGGCAATGCTGGTAAAGCTAGAAGAAAACAAAGAGCGGCTGATAGAAAAACAAGAAAAGCTAAAAAGAAGTTTTCGCAAGCGGCGGCAGCAATAGGAGTATCATCGCCAGCTCCAAAAAAGAAAACAAAAAAATAAACCAATATGAAAGCTAGCCCGATTACTTCAAGAATAAGAAACCAGAAAGCAACTCCAGTTAAAGTAGATGGACAGTCTTCTGAGAATAAAGCAACAGAAGGATCGGGCATGCAATCAAACAAGCCTGAAGAAAAAAGCTGGGGTAATGTTATAGGTCATGGAGTCTTAGACGTTGTAGGTTTAGTTCCAGGAATTGGAGAAATAGCAGACGGTATTAATGCAGGTTGGTATGCGGCTGAAGGAGATTATACGAACGCTGCTTTATCTGCTGCGGCAATGATCCCATTTGCGGGTTGGGGAGCTACTGCTACAAAAGTAGGAATGAAAGTAATGCCTAAAGCTACTAAGGTAATTAAAGGCACCACACAAGCCGTTAAAAAGACAAAGGTTTTAAACAATAAGGTTGGAAGATTTGCTACAGGAGAGGCTGGTAGGTTTTTAGACAAGCCAACTAAGTACGCAAGAACATGGAGAGGGACTGAAAATGTTATTGATAAAGCTTTTTCAGGAGGTAGTGACACAGGAGGTAATAAGCCTGCAACAAACAATGGTAAACCTGCCATGGATAACGGTAAGCCTAGTGAATCAATTAATAAAAACCTAGGTTCAAATAGAGTAGCACAAGGGGCGGCCTCTTGGAAAAGAGCAGTAGCTAACAATAAGTCAGGTACATCTTTAACTAATTTAATTAAGCAACGTAATAGCAACAAGAAAGGGTCGGCAGAATATGCTAAAGCTCAAAACGCTATAAACAAAGCTTACGGATCTAAAAAGCGTTACTAATATGAAAAAGATATGGGAATGGCTTACTGGTAATGTTATTAAAGTGGTTGGTGACGTTATTGATAAATTAACTCCAACGCAAGAGGAGAAGCTTATAATAAAAAAGCAAATCCAAGAGACATTAGAAAAAGCTGATAACGATGCTCAGAAGCAAGTTACAGCACGCTGGGAATCAGACATGCAATCCGATAGCTTCCTTTCAAAAAATATTAGACCCATGGTACTTATATATTTAACAGTAATATTTACTGTGTGTGCTTTCTTTGATGGCAATATAGGGGAGTTCCATATAGCTGAAGAGTATATACCAATATTTCAAACATTACTGGTTACAGCCTATGGGGCTTATTTTGTAGGTAGAAGCTGGGAGAAAGGAAAATCAATATCCACTAAAAATACGTAATAAATAAAGTAAGTATTAACAATTAAATCAAATAAAATGGCAAAAAAATTAAAAAAAGACGAACTAACTCAATTACAAGTAGCAGTAAACAAAGTTAACCAAGTGCAATTGCAAGTTGGAGGCTTAGAATTACAAAAGCATGAATTGATACATACAATGTCTTCCGCTCAAGCTGAATTAAGTAGCGTGCAGAATATACTTAAAGATAAGTATGGAGATATTAGCGTAGATATTAGCACTGGTCAGATAGCTGAGAATGGGGTTGATAAGAAAGATTAGTATCGGAAGAGACTATAAAAATGATGCCATGCACTATTCTGTTGGACAGGAAGTGTATGGTAATCACATTATAGACAGTATAATAGAGGAGGAAGATAAGTACTCTATCTATATAATAAAAGCCAAAGAGGTGTTACCTTGGAAAGACTTCAATAAAAATATGGCGATAGCTGTAGAATACAATTTACAATATTGATGAGAGGGCTATTTGATTTTATAATCGAACCTAAAGACCAAAGATATAATAATGTAAAGCATGTAAACGAAAGTGAGCTTATACTTAATACAGAATTACAAAACCACCAATATGTAAGTCGACAGGGGATTGTTTTGGCAGAGCCATCGGTTAACGAGACTAATATAAAAAAAGGTGATACAGTAATATTACATCATAATGTTTTTAGACGTTTTAGAGACGTTAGAGGCAAAGAAAAAAACGGGAAGAGCTATTACTCAGATAACGTGTATATAGTTTCTCCAGATCTTATATTTGCTAAAGTCGAAGACAATACGATAAAGCCTCTACCAGGGTTTAATTTTGTTAAGCCTATAAAAGAAAATAAAATGTTTTCTATTGATTTTGAAAAACCTTTAATAGGTGTGCTAAAATACAAAGATACTAACCTAGAAGTTATGACCGTTGGTGACTTAGTGGGATTTAGCCCGGGGACAGAATATGAGTTTTTAATAGAAAATGAAAAACTATATAGAGTTCCTACTAATCAAATTACAATTAAATATGAATATCAAGGAGACGAAGAAGAATATAATCCAAGCTGGGCACAAAGCAGTTGAGGAATTAATAAAGGTAGCCAAAGAAGCTATAGTTGATTCAGACGACGATATATCAGCAGACAGATTAAAAAATGCAGCAGCTACAAAAAAACTAGCTATATTTGATGCTTTTGAGATATTGAATAGAATACAAGACGAGGAAAACTTATTGGAGGATAAGCCAAAGGAAGATACAAAACCCAAGGCTTTTAGCGGGTTTGCTGAAAAAAGATCAAGATAATGTATCAGCAAAATCTATACAGCGTAATAACCCCTATAAAAGAGACTACAATCTCTAGGCTTAACAAAGCTAATAAGTGGGCATACGGATACAACAAAGAGCACGACGTTGTTGTTATAAGTAAAACGGGAAAGATCGGCGAAATATACAATATACAAAACCTTAAGATAGCTTTACCTAAAACCCCAGCTAAAATCAGTAAAGCAAATACTGAGTGGACGCCAGAGGAGTACCCGACAGAGCTAAAGCAAATACAAAGCGTATTCGACTGGAGAGATTATCCGGATGATTTTAAGGAAAAATGGGAACCTTATATAGATGAACAATTCAAATACAGAGACGAAGGCCATTGGTTTAATAATAAAGGCGTGGGCACTTACATTACTGGTACTCACTTTATGTACCTGCAGTGGTCCAAGATTGATGTTGGGAGACCAGACTTTAGAGAGGCAAACAGATTATTCTTCATATTCTGGGAAGCTTGCAAAGCAGATAGACGTTCTTATGGAATGTGCTATCTTAAAAACCGTAGATCGGGATTCTCTTTTATGTCCTCAGCTGAAACGGTTAACCTTGCGACAATATCCTCGGATTCACGGTTCGGCCTATTGTCCAAATCTGGTTCCGATGCTAAAAAAATGTTCACAGATAAGATTGTACCAATTTCCGTTAACTACCCGTTCTTCTTCAAACCGATCCAGGACGGTATGGACAGGCCAAAGACTGAACTTGCCTATAGAATCCCAGCCAGTAGACTCACTAGAAAATCTATACAGAATAAACAAGATCAGGAACTCCTCGAGGGTCTTGATACCACGATCGACTGGAAGAACACGGGGGACAACTCCTATGATGGAGAAAAACTTAAACTCCTCGTCCATGATGAATCGGGGAAGTGGGAAAGACCGGACAACATCCTCAACAACTGGAGGGTCACAAAAACAACATTAAGATTAGGTAGTAGAGTTATTGGTAAGTGTATGATGGGTTCAACATCAAATGCTTTAGATAAAGGAGGAGAAAACTTTAAAAAATTATATAATGATTCTGATGTTTCCCAAAGAAATAGAAATGGACAAACCAAGTCAGGACTCTATTCTTTGTTCATTCCTATGGAATGGAATTACGAGGGATTCATTGATTCTTTTGGAATGCCTGTCTTCGATACACCATCAGAACATTGTGAGGACCACAATGGAGACGTTATTGACATCGGAGTAGTTGAGCACTGGAATAATGAAGCCGAAGGATTAAAAGGCGACCAGGATGCTCTGAATGAGTTTTATAGACAGTTTCCTAGAACAGAGGAGCATGCCTTTAGAGATGAAACAAAAAACAGTATATTTAATTTAGTTAAAATATACGAACAAATAGATTACAATGAAGACCTAGCTAATTCAGCGGTAGTTACGACTGGTAGTTTTTCTTGGGAAAATGGCATAAAAGACAGTAAAGTCAAGTTTACGCCAAATCCGAACGGAAGGTTTAAAGTAAGTTGGATACCTTCAGCCAGTGTCCAGAATAATCAATTTATAAAGAACGGCAGAAAATCACCAGGTAATGAACATATAGGTGCATTCGGATGTGACAGTTATGATATATCCGGAACAACAGACGGTAGGGGATCTAAAGGTGCTTTGCATGGATTGACTAAGTTTAGTTTAGAAGATCACCCACCTAATGCTTTCTTTTTAGAATATGTAGCAAGACCTCAAACAGCTGAAATGTTTTTTGAAGACGTGCTAATGGCTTGTGTGTTTTACGGTATGCCTCTACTGTGCGAAAACAATAAACCGCGTCTTTTATATTATTTTAAAAGAAGAGGGTATAGAGGATACTCAATGAATAGGCCGGATAAGATATGGAATAAACTATCTGTAGCAGAAAAAGAAATAGGGGGAATACCTAATTCAAGTGAAGACATAAAACAAGCACACGCTGCAGCTATAGAATCATATATAGATCAATATATAGGGCTAAAATCAGATGGCCAATATGGCAATATGTATTTTAACGAAACCTTAAACGATTGGGCTAAATTCGATATAAATAAAAGAACAAAGTTTGATGCAGCTATAAGTTCAGGTTTAGCTATAATGGCTTGCAATAAAAATTTATATAAGCCGGTTCCACAAATGCAAAAAAGAAAGTTAAATTTAAAAATAGCTAAATACACCAATAGCGGTGCATTTTCGAAATTAATAGAAAAATAAATATATGGCTGAGTCAGTTATAAAATCTTATTTTCCGAGTCAAGTAGCAAGCGATGAAGAAAAAATGTCATTAGAATATGGCAAGAAAATCGGTAATGCTATTGAAAGCGAGTGGTTCTCTTCGGATAACGGTATTGGTAGATTCAGAAGTAATCAAAACACTTTTCATAACTTAAGGTTATACGCAAGAGGTGAACAACCTGTGCAAAAATATAAAGATGAATTATCTATAAATGGAGATTTATCTTATCTTAATTTAGATTGGAAACCTGTACCAGTGGTTCCTAAATTTGTTGATATTGTTGTTAACGGTATATCTGAGAGATCATTTGATGTTAAAGCTTATTCTCAAGACCCATTTGGTGTTGAAAAAAGAACTAGATATATGGAGTCTCTAATAAGAGACATGGAAACAAAAGATCTAAACGAGTTTGTAAGAAAAGAATTTGGGGTTAATTTATTCGAAAATGCTCCTGACGTTGTACCTAGAAATAAAGAAGAGTTAGAGGTTCACATGCAACTTACTTATAAGCAGCAAGTTGAAATAGCTGAAGAGCAAGCTATAAATGTATTACTAGAGGGTAATAAATACGACTTAACTAAAAGACGATGCAACTATGATCTAACTACTATAGGTATAGGCGCCGTTAAAAACACATTTAGCAAATCAGAAGGAGTAGTTGTAGACTATGTAGATCCTACTAACCTAGTATGGTCATACACTGATTCACCGTATTTTGACGATATATATTACGTAGGTGAAGTTAAGAGTGTGCATATAAATGAATTAAAAAAGCAATTCCCTTATTTAACAAACGAAGATCTTGGTCAATTGTCTCAGCAATCATATAAAGCAAATGGCTTTTATGACAGAACTTTGAATAACGACAATGGCGATGACGCTAATACCGTGCAAGTGTTGTATTTTAACTACAAGACTTACACAAATGAAGTGTACAAAGTAAAAGAACTGGCAACAGGGGCATCTAAAATAATACCTAAAGACGATCAGTTTAATCCACCTGAACAGATAATGCAGGATCATAAGATTGAAAAGATATCTCAGTCTTTAGAGGTTTTATACGAAGGGGTTAAAATTTTAGGAGGTAGGGTTCTTAAATGGGAGTTAGCTACTAACATGATAAGACCCAAAAGTGATTATACTAAAGTAAAAATGAATTACAGTATTGTTGCTCCTAG